CTCTTCTTTTGATTACCACGGGAGAACCAAAACTCAGGCTCTTCTTGTGGTGGTGCATATTGTGTCTGTGCCAGCATGGAGTGTAATACTGTGTCGTCAATCATTGTCTTTGGAGTTGTCATGTGTTCTCTCTTTTGAATAAGGGTGGCCCCCAGAATTAACTGAGGGCCTTTAGGTTAGGAAGCGTCCAACCAAGTGATCGCACCAGAACGTGCGATAGAAACGTCCATCTGGATACGGTCATCAATAGGTTGGTTGACTGTAGCGTCAGCCACATAGCCGTCGAAAGCAGCCCAAGTGACAGCAACACCCTGTGTGAACTTAATCACGAAGGTGTGGATGGTCAGGCCATCGTCATCACGCAAGCCAGTGTGGATAGCGTTGTCGAGGTTCAAGGTGACATTGAAGTCGAATGATCCTGGATCGGCTTGACCAGGAAGTTTGCCCTTAACGTCATCACCATAGACAGGGATGTCGATGACTGTACGTGTTTTGTTGAGCGAACCAATGTCAGCTACGTCCAAAACTTCGTTGCCAGCAGCGGCAGTAGTTGCCATGCTTGAAACGTCTTTGGTATCATCAACAGCAGTAGCGTAGTAAAGTGTGGCGATAAAGCCAGCAGCGCGACCTGTTACAGAAGCCATAGTAATCTCCTTTGAGAGTTGTGTTAGTCGAGAAGTGTGATGTCAAGGATGATGCGATAGATCTTCTCACCGCTATCACTAAAGTTTTCAATGGTGTTGTCGACAGTTGATCTACCAACGGTAGAGGAACCCATGACCCCCGTGAAGCCGTGGAAAGCAGCAATGATGCTGTCCTTTAGTCCCACAGCCTCCGAATAGGTCTTGGTGTAGACATCCACTTGAAAGCGCGTCTCACGTAGGCCGTAGGAGCCATTGTAGAACGCAGTACGGATACCACCACGACCACTGTAAACAACAGCAGGGAGATCAGTGGTTCGAGCAATGGTAGGGTAGGCCCGTGTGGGGCTAACAGTTGTGGCTAACTTAGCCGCGAAGTCTTTGGTTAGTTGCATGTCATCTCCTTACACAACTGTGTCTTCGAGCAAGTCCACAAGGAACATGATCTCAGAGCGTTTACTGTGCATGGGGTCGATGCCGATAACCTCATAGTTCACACCGGCCACCTTCATGTAGTCGCCATTGACCACAGTGAGTGTGTTGGTGTTCTTGCGGGCGTAGCAAAAGAACTTAGTCGTATCCACCGTGCCAGTAGACTTGACCACATCCTTGAAGGACATAGTTTTCAACTGGACACCTGTGGAGAACGACAGAGTGCTTGCGTAGACCTCCTCGCCATATTCGTTGTAAGTTGCAGACCGCGTGTAGAAGTCCGCCTTCTTTGGGTGGCTCAACATATCACCAACCTCTCAGAGATTGCACCAAGCGCATGGCTGTCAGTTGAGTTGCGTAAGACGCTTTGTCAGAGGAGTTGTTGCGGTTCTCAAATAGTTCAGCAGCGACCAACAACACAGCACGACTTAACTTCTGTGGAACCACAGCGAGCGAGGTTGTGTAAGTGATGTAGCCAGCATAGGTGGACGTGCCACTTCTGCCGGATGGTTGAGTAGAATACTTGATAGCAGGGTACTCACCAGACACGTCAATCCGGTAGTTAGTGGAAGCGTGAACTTGCGCAGCATCGTCTGTGTCCCAGTAGCTCACAACAACAGTTGAGGCTGACTTGTGTGGTAGGGCAGTCTCATCAAATGAGGTGATATTGACCCGAACAGATGTTGCGGTCAAATATTCCCCAAGGAAGTCTGAAAGGTATTCCTCAGCAGCTAGGAGAACATCTTGAAGCTCAGTGTCGTAAGAGTTGTCACCGAACAACAGCAAGTGGGTTTTTAATTCTGCTACGGTTGTCTGTGACGTCGTGGCAGGGGCTGTGACTTGGTAGTCCATATCTTCTCCTTAGCGTTGAGGTAGCCCCCACTCCGTAGAGCAGGGACCATCAGGATTGAGAGGACTTAGGAAGCAGCCATCTTCAGTGTCTTCAGAGCGGAGTTGTCCCAGTTGGAGATCCCAGAACGCATTTCTGCATAGTAAGCGTATTTTCCTGGAACTGTTTGGTCATAGCGACCAACAGAAGCGGCGGCACGTTGTGCAATTACCAAGCCACGCTTGAAGTCACCAAATGCACCGGTGATAGCATCGGCAGCAGGGGCAGCCATGTAGCCGTTCTCATAGACAGGAGCGCCGAACAAGCGGAAGCCACCCAACTGTGGGTCAAACAGAAGCTCTGAGCCTGTGCCTGAGTTGGACAAGGTGCGCAATTGGTTCATAATCTCGCTGGAGAACATGAAAGATCCAGTTACGCGAGAGGCTGGTTCGATTGAGTAGTATAGATCAACGATCTCAGCCCATGTGATTGCGTCAGTTGCAGCAGCAACCTTACCAGCAGTCATAGTTGCAAGCTCAGCTACGTGCTCAGCAGCTTCGATGGAGGCAACTTCAGCAAGCATGTCTTGCGCCCAGAACTGGTCAAAGCCAGGGATGTCGTTCACAGCTTCGATAGTAACGTCTGTACGAGCGTTGTAAGTCTGCACGATCAAAGTGGTGACGCCAACAGAAGCGTTGCCGTTGTCAGCGACATTCTTAGTTGCACCCGCGTTTTGCGCAGCGTGTGAGCCAGCACGAACTGGCAAGTCAATCGCTTTGCTTGTGGTGTTCATTACGGATGCCAACTGGCGAATTGGGTTGCCGTTGAAGATTGAACCGATCAAGCCGAATGTTTCAGTAGCACCACCAGTGACGTTGCGACCCTCAGTGATTGCTTTTAGCTCAACTTCGAAGTGGTTCTTACCAGTTGCTTCAAATGACTTCAGGAAGCCTTCGTTTACAGAGTTCATAACTTGGATTTCCTCATAGGATGCTTTGAGTAGGGCAGGCGCAGGCATGTTGTCGAACTTGGCTTCGAGCTTTTCCATAGAGCCTTTGAGTTCAGCTACTTCAGCTTTGTCAGCTTTTGCTTCGCCCAAGTCGGCCACAGACTTCTTGTCTGCTACGTCAGAGAACTTGTCAGCTACAGTTGCTTTGATAGCTTCGAGAGCTTCATTTACTTCGATAGACATAATTCATCCTTTCAGAGATGATAATAGACATAGGTGCAGCGTTCCGCCACAAGGTTTGTCATAAGGGTTTTTGGGTTGGTCGTGTATTAGAGCATTCCGCCCCAAACTGGTTACAGCTTAAAGTTGCTCAGGGCTTGTGCAAGGCTTTCGACCTTCGCATCTTCCTGTCGCAAGTTCTTTAGGCCTTTCCATCCAGTCAAGAATAGCGCTTCACACTCTGCTTTGGTCAATCCACCCTCAATGAGGTGCTTTTTGAGCGCAGCAGTTTCAATGAAGCCATCACCTGACTTTACGGAGGTAATTTGTGCGAGATCGTTAGCAGGGTTCAAGACAACAGATGTCTCCACTAGCTCAATCTCATTGAATGTCCGTCCGCCTTCGTCGTTCTTGCTGAAGTCGGAGCTGCGGAAGCCGATAGACACAGAAGATACTGCGTCACGCTTCATCAGCTTATAGACGTCTGAGCCTTTTGTGGTCTCAGTGTAAAGAACACCTTGGCCAAGTACACCGTGCTCGTCCGACTTTAAGCGCGTCCACTCACCAATGATAGATGTGTGGTCATGCTCATAGAACATAGGCAGCTTCTTGGCGCTTGGGTTGAACTTAGCGATAAAGCGGTCGAGTGACCCCTTTGCCATAACATCCTGAACAACATCT